CCGGAAGAGGTTGCAAAAGCACGTGAAGAATACTTTAGAAAACAAACTAAAGATAAAGACGATGCCGTTAACAACGACCTTATGAAGGAACAGCACCCAAGTATGCCAATCAATCAAGAGAGGCAGACACGTGTAACCTTCGGTGGTACAAAGAAAAGTTAATCTTTTAACGATTCTAAAATCACTGAATTTTTATAAGGAGAAAAAAAACTATGGCTAACGCTAACACACAAGGGTTCGGACTAAGACCGGCTATGAGAGTAGGAAACACTCCTGCTATTCAAGGTCAGTCTAAATACGAGATCGATGCTGGCGAAACTAATGCTATTTACAACGGAGAGCCTGTAAAAGTTGATATAAGCGCCTCAACAGGTGGATATATCGTAACAGCTGCCGCTGGAACTGCTATGGTTGGAACTTTAAATGGTGTAACATACACAGATGCTACAACTTTAAAACCAACTTTCAGTAACTTCTACGCTGGCGGAATAACTCCGGCAAATAGTGAAGACGTTACAGCATTCGTGAATGATGATCCTTTTCAAGAATACATCATTGCAACAGACGCTACACTTGGAGGCACTTTAGCATTAAGAAAATCTAAAATTGGATTAACTTATGCAACAACTGCTTCAGCAGGTGACGACACAAACGGAAGATCTTCTTTACAACTAGGCATTTCAACTGCAGCTACAACAGCTAAGCAATTGAGAATGGTTAGAATTGCGGAAGATGTAGAAAACCAAGATCAAACAGCTGCGAACTGTTCAGTTATCGTAAAAGTTAACTTGCATCAGTACTTAGTTGGATCTTTAGCAACAGGCATATAATAGGAGAATAAATTATGGCAATATCAAGACAACAACTAGTTAAAGAACTAGAGCCAGGTTTAAATGCTTTATTTGGCCTGGAGTACAAAAGATACGATAACGAGCATGCTGAAATCTACGACACAGAAAACAGTGACAGAGCTTTTGAAGAAGAAGTAATGTTATCTGGTTTCGGAAATGCGCAGACTAAAGCAGAAGGTCAAGGTGTATCATTCGATGATGCTCAAGAGACTTTCACAGCACGTTACCAACACGAAACAATAGCTCTTGCATTCGCTATCACAGAAGAAGCGATCGAAGACAACTTGTATGACAGACTTGCGTCTAGATATACAAAAGCATTAGCAAGATCCATGGCTAACACTAAACAAGTGAAAGCTGCTGCGACTCTTAACAATGCATTCGACTCTAACTTCAAAGGCGGAGACGGCAAAGAGTTATGTGCAACTGATCACCCAACGATCGCAGGAAGTTTCAAAAATGAGTTAAGCACAAGTGCTGACTTAAACGAAACTTCACTAGAACAATCTTTGATTGACATCGCTGCTATGACAGACGAAAGAGGTCTTAAGATTGCTGCTAGAGGCGTAAAAATGATCATTCCAAGTGAACTACAATTCACAGCGGAAAGATTAATGAAGTCTCAAGGCAGAGTTGGTACAGCTGACAATGATATCAATGCAATCGCATCAATGGGAATGGTGCCACAAGGATATGTGGTTAACCACTACTTAACTGATAGCGATGCGTTCTTTATCAAGACAGACGTACCTAATGGTTTGAAGATGTTCGTAAGAGCACCTATCAAAACTGCTATGGAAGGTGATTTCGATACTGGCAACGTAAGATACAAAGCTAGAGAGAGATATTCATTTGGATTCTCAGACCCTAGAGGTATCTTTGGATCACCAGGAGCGTAATCTAAATAATTTAATGGGGCGCCTTAAAAGCGCCCCATTTTAAATGCAAAAGGGAGAAACCATGAAAACTTTTCGAGTACAAATCAGAGCATACGGATACTACGCTGACTTCACTCTTGTGTCAGAAGATGAAGATAAAGCGTTTGAGAATGCACTAGTTGACAAACTAGGGAAAAATGATATAGTCTGGGAAAAAGATGGATTTACTAATGAATCCAAAATGTGGTTAACCTATGAGGAGGTTATAAATGACACACGTTCAGGAACTCTACACGAAGAAGAGAGGTCTAGAACTTGAGTGGTCGCAGCACTATAATCAGGAGAAAAGATATACTCTTGATATGGTAAGAATTGATGACAGAATTAGACAAGTCATCAGTCACATTAAGCAAGCTGAAGCTAAAGAAGCTCAGAAGCTTAATAGAATAGAAGAAGCTGCACCTGACGTATCTGTAGCTACGTAACACAAAAACGCTACATCGCTGAAATCGCACTTTCT